GAGAAGGTGATAGAAATATCGTTTTAGACATTGCTAAATTATTTGACAAAGAAAGAAACGAAAGTACTAAGTACAAAATTCATGGTAAATTGAAAATGGTATTTAGGAATCTTTACACAGGTTCAACGACATATGACCCATTAAAAAGTAATTTATTTTATAATTCATATGGTACCGATACTAATTACGAGGGTGCGATGCCATACAATGAATTTGCGTTTTTAAGAAAAGACGTTTTAAGAGAAGTGTTCACAGGTCAAACAGGGACCACTCTAACTGAAGATTATAACCCCGAAAGTCAAATTGTACTAACAGGGACAACATATACAGGACACACTACCACAACCTCAATCGAGGCGCCATATAAAAATTGGAACGTTTATCTAACATATGTAAATGGACAAGATGAAAACTACCCAATGGCATATACTTTATCAGGTAATACTGTTTTTAATTTTAAAGCTAGTGATGGTATACCATTTAGAGTTGTGGATAATGGAATATATTATACTTTAATATCTCCTGTTGAACACGGAATGAAAGCTGGTGAATATGTTATATTATCAACAACAGGTAGTACATATTACACATATTCAGGTAGTCCAAGAGTTAGATATGCTACAACAAATGAGTTTGATAGAACATTTCTTGTTGAAAGTGTTGGGAATGAGATATTTCGTTCGGAAAAATTTGTTATTAATATCCTTAAAAAAGAATTAGTTTCAGGAACAACATTGAATACAGTTGTTTTTGGAAAAAGATGTTTAAACAAATTTAAATTAGATAAAACAAAGTCAAAATATTATGTACACAAACATAAAACATTGACTGAGGTAAAAGATTATATTTTAGATAGAATAGGTTTTGAATCTTCTATTTGGGAAGAAGAACGTGCGTTAATGTATGAAAACAGTAACGGAGTAGATAACTACTTAGTTGAACAGAATAGAATGGAAAGTTTAATCTATGACTTTAAAGAACCATTTATTTTAACAGGTTTAACTAACAACTTAAATTATACACCAACAGAAGTTTATGTTACAGTTCTATTAAGAAATCAAAATGGTTATTTTAATTATCCACCTAAAGTAGGTTATAAATTTAATTTCCATAATACTTGGATTGATAGTCATTTCGAAGGAACAGGTTCAACCGAAACGAATTTACCATATGAAACATTTACAAGTAATAATGCCACATCTGGATTTACCCGTGGTACAGAATTACCTTTAGGAACAAGTGGTTTAACAGGTGCGTTCGTAGAATATAATGAAAGTGAATTACTTGAAAGAGTTATAAGTGAATCATATCATAAGTTTATATGTAAACCTACCATCTTTAATCACGGACAAACTTCGAATGTCACAGAAGATGGTACCGTTATTTTTTCGGGAGCAACTGCGTACAATCCATTCGGTTATTTTTATCAACCACATCATAGAATTAAATTAAGGTCACTTTCTCCATATATCGAATCGTACAAAACAAATGAAATTTATGGATTACCTGAAAATGCGAAGTATTTCCCTGACGAAAAATTATGGAAATGGAGAGATTTATATGATAATGGTTTTATCGATGCTGATGGATATGGAACAAATTATCCATTTATTAATGGGATACATTATGTAAAAAAGGATATTAATTTCTATTTAAAAAATGAGGTTACATTTAAAAATAAGGAAGACGGTGTAATTAAGTTTACAAATTTAAGTTTTGATTGTTAATGGAAATATTATTTAAAAATAAAAACATGAACTTGGTTTTAAATCAAGAACAAGATTTTAAAACAGATCTTGGATGGCAAGAAAACGCTCAAGAACTTGAAGACCAAACTCTTGAAAAAATTATTAATCCTGTTGACAATTATGAAACAGTAAGATATATCCACGAACCTTATAATTCATCCATAACTGGTCTAACATTTTCACAATCAGACATATGGTTTAAATTTCATTTTTTAAGTGGAAGTACATATGTGACTGATTACGAACCAACAGGGTTATCGTTTAAAGAAAACAATGAAGTAAGAGAATTTTTTAAAAGAAGTTTCTTTAGATTGGAATTTTATAAGACCCCTAATGGCGAACCACCAACAAGAGCAAACCGAAGATTAGTTTTTACAAAAAATTTACCACTTACATCGGGTGAACAATATACTTTCTATAAAGAAGAAGAAGATGGTTCAGGTAATGTTACGGGTATCACTGATGTAAAAATATATAAACCTGTTTTTATGGGTACAAACTATAAAAACTCAGAAAACTTATATATATTTTGGTTTCAAGATGATTCACCTTTTGAAGAAACAAACTTAATTGGTAATATTTTTTACATGACCGCAAAATTTTTTAATGCGGAAAATGGTGAGATTACTGATTTTGTTACGAACTCAGATGTTGATGAAGATATTGATAGTGGTAGGTATGGAGTACGAACAAGACCGATTGAATTTTATGAAAAAAACAATTCAGGAGGTCAAATAATTGAACCCAATGACATGTACTATTGTGTTACTATAGATAGAACTAATTTTAGTTACACAGTTAATAAAGATTGTAATTGTGTGTTTACAGGAGGTACCGCAAAACTTAAATAAATAAATGAAAAAAGATAGATACGAAATTTTACGAAAGAATATACAACAAGTTGAATTGGCTTCATTGACGGGTCAAACTTGGTTGGATTCTTACGGGAGTTTAGTTCCTTGGTCAGGAAGTAATCACTCGGGTAGTGTCTATATTGGACCTGAAATAAACGATATAGTTGACAATGTTACTGGAAGTGTACCAAAAGGTTATTATAAATGGGGAGGTACAAGTTGGACAAAAATAACTGGCGCCACCAAATATGATATAAGCGGTAGTGTTTATGGAACATACCAACTTCCACTGTATTTGGAAGATTCCCTTGATGAGATGGGAGTAATGGTGGGAATCGCAGATGTGAATGGAGACTCGTATATGGAACAAATTGAACAATTGGTCAATTTTCATTATAGTCAAACAGGTTCATTGGTAAAAGTATTCAGTACAACAAATCCCGATAAACTTAGAACTATTATTGACCAACAATATATTGTATCATGGGGTCATAATAATCAAACGTCCACATTAGAGGTGAACAAGGGAGTATCGGGAACAAATTTACCAATGGTATCATATACCTACCCGACAACACCAAACACATATACAATTTCATTGTCTTTAAATTCCCCATGGAATAGAGAGAAAATTAGTAAAAACATCACCATTCCACAATTTACAGGAACACCCCAAAATATATTGGGTTCAATCACAGGAATAACCGTACCCTACACTAACGTAACAGGAAAAACTTTAGAATATTTAAATGACTTAGACTACACCGATAGATTCGGACCTGTAAGTGGGTCAACCTTCAAATATTCGGCATTTGGTAAAAGTAGAATAACCGATTATAAAAAATATGGTCAGGGAATTGATAGTTCATCATTTACATATAGCCCAACAGGAGAGACATCACAATGGACAGGATATACTATTACATATACAGTTAATGAAACAGGTGGAACTATAACACATCAATATAGAGATTATGATGATGGAATTACAACAATTACAGGGTCTACGACAGGATATACAAGAGAAGAAGTTTTCAACCAAGCTTTAACGAGAAATGAACATTTTCTTGGATTTATCGATGAACCGTCAATCTATTCGGACATTTTTGTAGAACGAGGAAAACAAGGAGTTTTGGAAAAAACACATAGACTTGGTGAAATTGACTCGGTTGGTGAATTAGATATTTACGGAAACGGATATTTTAAAGTAAGAAAACAATAAAAATTATATTTATTATTAAAAGATTATGGCAGTAGGAAGTTATGGAATTGTTAGACCGGCAGATGTGTCACCTGATGATGTTGATATATTCTATCATCATTCAGCGGATAGGTTAGCTACGTCTGAAGTTACTTTAAAAAAACTTGACGCAAAAACAATCCTAACCCCGGTTTTCCATAATGGGGATACTGGTGGATTGGCTAATACTGAGGTATTAGGTGGATTATATAATTTAAAACTAAATGCTGCTGATTTCACGGATTTAGGGATTTATACATTACACGTTAGACCGAAACAAATTAGAACTACGATTGCTGATTGTGGAGTGTTAGCTTCATTACCATCAGTTAGAGGAATCGTTATCGATTTAAGTAACGTAGATGCTGTCGATAGAAACAAATTTACACCACAAGGACTTGTGGGTTATAGAATTGAATATATAAATTATACAGATAACAAAAAGGTACCGAATTTTTACAGAGTAGTTACTTCTTCTTTTTATTGTTCTCCAATCATATCGAATTTGACAAGTACAAGTTCTAAAGCAAAGAGATACCAATATTCCGAAGCATCAACTAACATGTTGTTCTTAACAGTAACCCCCTCATCGGCCCCATCAAATAAACCAAACACTGTTCCTTTCATTGGCCAACAAGGTCAAACCATTATTTTGTCAAACACCTATTTTAACCCAACAACAATAGAAGTTGAAATGGTTGAACATGATTCATCGACATTGGCAAATGCTCTTTACGGTAACCAAACTAAGGCGGTTACTCCGGGTATTTACACAATCTACGATAAAGATAACAATATCTACAAACAATACAACTTGTATGAGGTTAAAGATCAATTTAACGAAACATTATACGAGGTTAGAGAAGGTAGAACAGATATTGATGAGACATTAAACTTTGATGATATTACTCAATAATGGCAAGAAGGAAAGTTCCAAGTCAGGTTGCTTCGGGTGCTGAAACATTCAGTGATAGTTTAGTCGGTGGTCAAATCACCGACGGTAGCAGTCAATTGACTAATACGAACTTTGCGCTTGATAAAGTAATACCTGAAAAAGACAGTAAAAAATTCAGAACAACCCCGTTTTCTGAGTTTCTAACTTTAGATGATTTAAAATCAGAAGAGTCAGATGCTCAAACAACGCAATCGAAAGCGGAGAAAAAGAAATCAATTTCATTTAGAGGTTCAAAAGACGATGCGGGAAAGTCGTTGTTCGGTTCATTAAAATCAAGATTATCAGCGTCAATTGGTAATATAATTGAAAAATATCCGGCCGCCATTATGGTGGACAAAGACAGCTCTTCAAGTATTAGTGGAAAGACCGCATACAACGTATCGTACAATACATCAACAAAAACAACCGAGTTCAATATTGAAACAGGTATGTTTTACAATACGTTTGATATTGTTTACCAAGCGCCCAATAGTAATACTATACCCGAAACCGTAAATCCACTTAGAAATTTTTACTCATCATTTAAAAAATATGTTGTTGAAATTAGTGGTGTTACATATGATATTATAGATTACGAAGAACCTAATACAAATAATATTATAACTTTAACTGTTAAAGGAAAACCATTCACAGGTTCAACTTATGATGAAAGTTTTATTATTAGACCAAACAATGGTTTAACTGAAGAATTTTTTAGTGGTTTAGATGACTTAGAAGAAATTTTACTTAATAGGGAAACTAATCCAAAATATAGAGCTTCATTTAGAGTACCAAGAGATACTAGTGGTGGTAGTAGAACTGATTTAGTTACAGTAGAATATGTTTGGCCGGTTGCGAAAGATGGTTGGAACTTACAGATTGTAGGTTTAGCGTTTGATTCATATACCTCAGGATTAAGTGATGTTGCTGATGAAATAGATGATTATAAGTCTAATTTATTCGTTAGATTTATGTCAGCACCTCAATTATTTGAATTTGATAGTGAGGATAAAAAGGCAGAGGCGTTGTTTCAATTATATGGGCAATCTTTTGATAAGGTAAAGAAATATATTGACAACATTGCCCACATGAGAAATGTGAGTTATGACGGTATCAATAACTTACCTGATTTACTTCTTAAAAATTTAGCAAACAATTTAGGTCTTGATTCAAAAATTTTATTTGATGAAAAAGATTTAGAAGAAACGTTATATACTCGTAATGATGTACAATATTCGGGATTAACCATCGGTAAAACTTTGGTTGATGCGGAATATGAATTCTACAGAAGATTACTTGTAAACTTAGCGTACATATACAAATCAAAGGGTACACGTAAATCGATGGAATTCTTTTTAAGATTCATCGGAGCACCAGACCCAATGATTAGAATTAATGAGTATAGATATGATATTGTTTCATATCCAAAATCTCATAATATCGATAATGATATTCGTGATTTAATTAGAGGTAATAAAACATTTAGTACCGCAATATTTGACGAGACAACCTATAGTTACACAATTCAAACAATTACAGGATCAACAACTCTTTCGAGAGAAACATACCCAGTTGAAGAAGTAACAGCGAACGCTAAGAAATTTGAGGATACGGCAAACGATACGTTTTTCCAAATGGGTTCTGGTTGGTATGATTTAACATTAGACCATAGATCACCCGATATATTAGATGTCGACACATCAATAACAACTGGTAGAACAAAAACATTATTAACTAAACCAAAAGGTTATACTTTTGGTGAAGACTATTTTGATTTATATAGAACATTACCTGGTTTAGACACGGGTTACGAATTAGTTCCCGTTATTGATAATAACCAAGGAGAAATCGTAAACACAAACTCTGAATTAACATTCAATAGAAAGAATATTAGTGTTTATTTATCATCAGCACAGGCAATTGATTATGACATCTATAGAAAATCAAGAGATTTAAATTTATCATTTGGAAGCGCTACGTTACAACCTCAAACAGGTGTGACGTTTGCGGAATTCG